CGTTGGGTAATCAGCTATATTTTGATTTAAAAAATCGTCTAAAATATAGTTAAGTTCAACCATTGCATTCCACGCATCGGATACCTTTGGTGAATCAATAGCCATAGACATATTTTCATGATTAGGCTTTATCTCCCCAATGCCAGCCGTTATAGTCCGATTTGTATTTTTAAACTTACAATAAATGTAGTTTGCAATAGCATTTTGACCAATAACTCTAAACCCTACCCATTTGTTTGGTCGGTCTAGTTTATCAGTAAATTCTTTACCATTGATTAAATCGTAGATAACGCCACTTGTTGCAGCGGGTGGGTTTAACGCATCTTGAATGTCTTTAGCCAATGCATACCCAAACATCTTAGATAAGTATTCTTGTTCATATTTAGCAATAGCCAACGCTAACGCCTCACCTTCGGGTGTTGAAGGTGAAGAGTTAGGAAGGTTTATTGAGCCTACAAAATCTGCGTATGTTGTGATTAATGCCATTATTACTTAGCGTAAGAAATTTCGTTTACATCTGATATTCTCAATGTTTGCGTACCACTAGGGATAATGCATAACCGATGATAATACCAACGGCCACCAGTATTGACAAAGTTTGTACTATAGACATATTTGCCAGCACCTACATTGCACGTCATTGAGTAATTGCGCTCGGTTGTAGGCGTGAATGTCAACGTGTCGCAATTGCGCCCGTCTACACCTGCCGCACCCGTTAAAGGATACCATGTTTCGCCATCCATTGAGCCTTGACGAACTACGGTAACCGTTGCAGGCGTACCAGTCAATGTCTTTGCTTTAAACCATTGTTGAAAGTTCACGAAAGATGAGCTATTTAACGCCCCCGTTTTAGTGATAAAATACTTTGCCGTTGTATTTTTCAACGTGTCAAATTTATTAGCTGTAATATTGCTAATACCTCCACCCGTTGACGCACTATACAATGGTATCTGTGCTTTAATTGCTGTTGTTGTCATTAGTGCCAGCATCACTAATATTGCTATTTTTTTCATTGTGTTTTTTCTTTTTACTTGTTTTTAAAGGTGTTTCAACTGTTGTAGTTAAGTCTTGGACGGGCTCATCCGAAGATACCGCCCATCCTTGACTTATCATTTTATTAGCTAAAGTTTCAGGTATTTCTAATTCTTGATTAGCTTTATGAAACGGAGCCGTTGATGTTGTTACTACTTTCATTTGTTACGGGGTTACTACTGCTTGAATATCTGTTTTGATCGTTGCAATATCATCGTAAATAAATGCGATTTCATCGAGTTTGCGAACAAACGCATGGAAACGACTTTCACCTAAGATAACAAATTGGTTTTTGATAAAGTCATCATTAACCCAACCGATTTTTACAATGTAAGATTTGTAGTTAGAAACGTTGTAACGTGTCATATCGCCAACAAATACTTTACCTGCTGTAATATCCAAAGAAGGTATGATAGTCACACCGCCAATAGTGACTTGGTTAAACAATGAAGCCGTTGGATATAATGGTAAGCCATTCAAATCTTTTGCAGCTACAAAGTTAGTAAAGAAGTCAATAGGGTTTAACATTGCGATGTTAGCCATGTATGGCATTTCATCGGTATAGCTTGCTGTAGTGTAAATCTTAACTATCATAGCGTTAATAACATCCATGATATTTACATTGCTAACAGTACCTGACAATGAACCACCTGGAACCCATGCACCAGCATAAACCGTTGCGCCTTTAGGATTTGGAGAAATACCATCACCGTTCAAAATAGCTTTTGATTTTTTCAAGTTATGTTTCTTGAACAACAAATCAGTTGCAACTGACTGAAGGAAAGGGATATCATCAACCGACTGCTCTGTTAATTTTTCCCATGCCGCCAATGTATAAGGCTCTGCAAATCGTGTTTTAGTAACAAAATCAATTTGCGCTTTTGCTGCGCCCTCTGTTTGAAACGCATAATCACCATCTTTAGGTTCTGTTTCTGTGTAAGGGAACGCCGCTTGATTTGTATTGAACGTAGTACACAAAGGTAAAACTGAATCGGTACGAAGATTTGCGTTTGCAGGTGGTGCCATTTGCGTACCTGCCAATGCTGGTGCCGCTACTGGGAATGACTGACTGCCAGTCGTAATATCACCGGCAACTTTTACCTCAAATTCAAACACGCCTTTAGTTTGGTATGCTTTTTTAATTTCGGCTTTGTTATCTTCGATTTGTTTGCCTATTTGTCCGTTCAAAGTTTCAGCTAATTGCGAACCTTGTAACTTCATTTTAGATACAACCGTTCCTAAATGCTTCAATTGGTCTTCTAATTTGTCAACAACGGCTTTGTCTGCCAATGTTTCTTTTAATGTTTCCAATTGTTTTTCTACTGCATCAGGTGCAACCAACTCATTCTTTAAAGTTGATTCTAAGCCTTTCAATTGTTCACGTACGTTACGTGCCGTTGCCTTGCTTTCTTCGCTAAGGTCTTTAATTTGATCGTCAAATTGAGCGTCTGTAATGTTTGCCATTTTGTTTTTTTAAAGTGTTTTAAATGAATTTTATTTTACTAAGTGTTTGAGTGACCTTAGTCGGCTCTATGATCGTAGAAGTGCCATTGGCGGCTTCTTTCGCTTCTGTTATTGATATTGTCGGTGTTACTACGTTTGAACCTCTTAATACTGCACTGCCTTCTATTACTTTTGCCTCAGTAACGGCCCAAAAGAACCCGTCAACGTCATCATTGTTTACAATTAAGTCATAGTACTTATCATAAGTTTCTTTTTCATCCGCCCAATAACGCTCTTTAGAATCAATAGCCATAGCGATTTTAACATAACGCATCCCGACTGAATGATTTTTTACTTTGCCATTTATGTACATTTCAAACATCATATCGTTATACTTGTCCTTAACAACGGTTGAATCAAATATCAATGCTTGTGTGGATCCGTCATAATCAAAGCCGAGTGACTTCCATGTAAGTTTCTTAGTATAGGCGTTAACTTCATCAGATATAACCTTATCGAACTTCATTTGATGCTCTTGTAATAACATCAGGTTTTTAGTTTCTTTCAATGACTTGGACCATAACCCATCAATATGCACATCTCCATGAGAATCGAATAAGTTAGTGGTATTTATTACCGACTTAATCAATATTTTATTCACGTCTAACGTAGATAGTATTGATGCTTCTTTATTCACATCGTTTACATCTACGTCTATGTTTGGCAAAATATAACTAACTGAATCAGCGTGTTTCATTGTAGCTTTTTTCATAGCGTACAATTTAGCCTTATCGCTTTTAAGGTCCTTCTCAAAGAACTCTAAAAATTCAGATTTGTTTGTTATGTTTGGTATCATTTTTTAATAAAGTGTTTGTCAATTAATTCTTTTTCAAACCTAGCTAATGCGCTTTTAAAGAAAGTTCTCCCTTTTTCAAACTTGCTATTATCAGCTAATTCTAATTCTTCGATACATTCGTATTCTTCATTAGATTCTAAATCAGCTATTAGCACTTTAGTACTTTCAATTTGAAATTCGTTTAATGCTATACGTTTTTTGGTTAACACTAAATCTTCAGTATTTAAACTAATTTTTGCTTCTAAATTAGATATTGATTCTTTATGGTAGCTATTCGAGTTAATTAATTGTTCTAAATATAGCTTTTGTTGTTCTAAATATATTTCTTGATTCTTTGTCATAGTTTACTTCTTTACAATTTGTTTACTTTTAATAATCTTGCCCTTATCCTTGATTATTTGTTTGATTTCCGCTTGTGTTTTGCTCATTGGTTTGATTTTTATAACTTGTTTGAAATTCAATTGGCATTTGATAAAAATACTTATCAGCATCAGTAACCATGTGTTCCTCTTCTAATACTTCCAATGCACGGCCATAGGTAATAAGATTACTCATAAACTGCATACGAATAGCTTGTACATTGTTCTTTCTTACTTCGCTTTGCTCTTTTTGGTTTGCTTGTAATGCTGGTACATGAGTAAAATCTACAATGTATTTGCAACTGAATTGCACCGCTCCCATAACGTCAGTTAATTGCTCAACGTAGTTATTACCTTGCGGTATAGTTGTGTCTTGATATTGCGCAATTGTAGCCTCTTTAACATTATTAAACGTTGACTGACTGCCACGAGACAAGATAGGGTATTTCAAACTTAACGTATCGCACAATGTTTTTATATCATCCTCCGCCATTTCCAACAACTGCATATCTTTAATCGACATTGTCATTGGCGTCCACTTCAAAGATATAGTAGCTATCATTATACGCATTTGGTCACGTAATAAACCATACTTTGCATAGTCGTCTTGTAATTCCTTCTTAATGTCAGGTGTTGCCCTAACTTGACCCATTGAATCATTTTCAGGGCTCAATATATCCTCATCATAACGTCTATCAAATATATCGCCCCTTGATTCGTAGTTTTTA